GCTATTGGAGTAACTTTAATTTAAGATTATGATTAATTTATCAGAAGAGAACGTAAAAGAGTTAGAAGGATTCATTCAAGAAATGCCTTTAAAGTATGGTTTGCCGCTATTGCAATACTTGCAAAAACTAGCTCAAGAACAAAATGAAAAGCCTGAAGAATAATGGCATATAAGCCTAAATCTAAGCGTACTAATTCACCGGTGGGGCCGCAGGGAAAGAAACTCCTTGACGGCCTTACTGCTAATAAGAACATTGATGATATCAGGGCTTTAGCTAAATTACTCAATGGTCATACATCTGATATTAGTAATATCAATACACACCTATCATCTGTTGATCTTAGCATCTTAGATTTAGAAAACACCAAGCAGGATACCATAACACTCACTACGAATGGCTTTTTTGGGCCCTCTACGTTCGTTAACAACGTACTTAATGTGCCTGACTACTCTTCTGGTCCTGATGGTTTATTTGCACAGACTAGCGACAGTATTCCAATTACAGCTACCACTACCGAAGGTACACTAATAGATGGTGGAGTAGGCGTACTAACAGTACCTGCTAACTCATTTAAAGTGGGAGATAGCTTTGTGTGTATGTTAAGCGGTATCATATCGTCAGTAAACAATGAAACACTTAGAATTAAAGTAAAGTCGGGATCAGTAATATTAGGTGACTCAGGACTTGTTACACTTCCTACTACCACAAATAAGCATTGGGACTTAAATATTCATTTTACCATTAGAAGAACAGGTGTGGCAGGCACAGCTCAAATAATGACATCTGGTGCCTTAACATACTCTAAGAACTCATCAAATGCATTTGAGGGCATAGACTTTAGCTCTTTAAATAATACCACTTTTGATACAACTGTACCTAATACATTGGATATAACTGTTCAATGGGGGAGTAATAATGCAGGAAACAGTATTTATACACAAACTTTCGTCTTACATAAAACCTATTAAATGAAGTACTTAATTCCATTAGTTTTTTTAATTGTAGCCTGTAGTCCTAAAGACAGGTTTACACGCTTAATTGAAAAGCATCCTGAACTATTAACTGTTGATAGTGTAACAATCCACGACACTATTCGTGTGGTTGTACCTGAGGTTAAGGTAGACACAGTTGTAAAGGTCAATGATTTGCTTGATACTATCTTCTTAGAGAAAGAGCAATTGAAGGTAAAGGTATGGATGAAGGGAGACCAAGTATTCATTGAAGGTAAGTGCGACACTGTATACATAGATAAGATTATCGAGCGTAAGATACCTGTTAAGTATTATGAGAAGACTCCATGGTGGAAGAAGCTCTTAAATAACACTTTACCTTTTTTCATTATTTTTGCTATAGTTTATTTTGTTTACCGATTTATTAAAAGATGATGCAAGAGTTGATTCAGTTTGGAATGGTTACGGCCATAGCTATTATAGGATATTTTTTAAGAATGGTACACGCAGATGTACGTAAAAATACCGAAGATGCAGGAAGGCTCAAGGGAAAGATTGAGTTAGTCGAACAGGAATCAAGACTCAAATATCAGGCCATACAGGAGCAAACTCAACTTGAGATTAAAAACTTAGCTAGAAGCGTGGCAGAATTGTCTGACGCAGTTAAGCAACTAATAATTAATAGATAATGGATACAACTTCAACAGCACCTAACTTTGGTGTATTTAGTCAATTAGCTGATTACGGACCATTAGGTCTTGTAGTTTTAGCACTAGGTTATGTAGCCTGGTTATTTATCAAGAGATATCTAGACGAAACTAAGAAGTAATGTCATTTGGCCCCTTTGAAGTATTAACTCAGTATGGCGTGTTAGGATTTGCTGTCCTAGCGCTTGGTTATTTATGCTGGATGTTCCTCAATCGATTGATGAAAAGTGAGGATGATCTGAAGGCAAAGGTAAATGATCTTGAGGGGGAATACAGAGAAAAGCTTGAAAGCAAGCTAACAGAGACTACCGATAGCTCTAAAAGCTTGAAGGAGATAGTTCTTATGTTCTTAAGTAAGAAATGAAAAAGAAGCTACTTATTGTTGGCGCACTATTTATTACCCTTGTGGTTGCACAGGTGTTCTCAAGTGGACACGGCCACGTAGTTGTAGTTGAGGATAACATACAGCTCACAGGTGAGAATAAGAAGCTTACAACGGCAAATAAGAAGTTAACAAACAGTGTTAATAAATTAGAAGCTGAAAAAGAGGAGTTAATAGAAGATAAGGCTAGTCTTGAAAATATGGTGTCTGAGGTTATCGGTGACTTGGATAGCACTAAGTCTGTAGTTAAGGACATCAAAAATGAATTGAAAAATGAAAAAGATATTGTTCGTAGGCAGTCTAGTGGTAAGCAGTTTGAGTTTCAGCCAATCACGCTACCCACTTCAGACGATAATTGATGGCGATTCTGTTGTCATCCTTACTAAGGCACAGGCTGATACGATAAACGCAATATTCGAAAGCCAAAAGGCTAAGATTGCAAATTTTAAATCCGATGTAAAGACAAAGGATTCAATCATATCAGTCAGGGATACCGTGCTGATGTTTTACACGTCTAAGTACACTGAGTACAGAACCATCCTAGAAACTCAGATTGTGCGTGAGGATAAACTTGATACCATCAGAGGATGGTTGGTTAATAGGGCAAAGGAAGGGAGTTGGATCTACTACTCTTATTTAAACAATGAAGTAGTGGCTGTAGACCTTTCTGACTACGTTGTAAGGAAGGATGACTATACGGGTGATATAATCTTTTACAAGCGAACAGAAGATTGCCCTAATGACGATAAACAAAAAGAACCGCCTCTTGGTTGGCACACTGATATTGTAAAACCAAAAAGACCTAAACTAAATATTTTTAAATTATGAAAAAGTTTTTCAGAGAGTTGATCTCAGACGATAATCAAATTAACGAGCAAGCCTTTGTAGGTGTTGTATCGTTTTTTGCTATGGTATTTGTACTAATGACAGATGTAATTACAGGCGTAATTGGTAATGAACTAATCATTAAAGAATTTATCTTTGATGGATTTATGTTATTAACTTTGGGAGCATTCGGTATTACTACTGCCGGACGTATTATGAAACTCAAAAATAAAGATAAAAATGAAAATAACTAAGACAGGTACAGCAGGTATTGATCTTATCAAGGTATTTGAAGGATTTAGATCAGCGCCATACAAATGTCCAGCAGGTATCCCTACCATTGGATACGGAGCTACATTCTACCCTAACGGAAAAAAAGTAACTATGGCTGACAAGGCTATAACTGAAGCTGAGGCTGTAGATTTGCTTAAGCATATGCTCGTTAGCTTTGAGAAGTATGTTGACAGCTATTGTAGAGATGACATCAATCAAAATCAATTTGATGCGTTGGTGTCGTTTGCTTACAACCTAGGTCCTGCTAACTTAAAGTCTTCTACTCTATTGAAGAAAGTAAATGCCAATCCAGAAGATGAGTCTATTAAATTAGAGTTTATGAAGTGGGTTAAAGCAGGAGGTAAAACATTAAAGGGTCTCGTCAGAAGAAGAGAGGCTGAGTCAGTATTATATTTTAAAAAATAAAACATGCAACTAAGTAAAAACCTATCACTCGCAGAAGTAACACGTAGTGAAACTGCAAAACGTAAAGGCATTAGCAATATGCCAACACCTGAACACATTGAGAACTTTAAGAAGTTAGCTGAGAACGTGTTCCAACCTATCCGTGATCATTTCGGTGTTCCTATCCGTATTAGCTCAGGATATCGCAGCAAAGAGCTTAACACAGCTATTGGCGGCTCATTATCTTCACAACACTGTCAAGGTGAAGCAATTGATATCGACATGGATGGCACGTCAATCACTAATGCTCAAATCTTTCATTTCATTAAGGACAATTTGAATTTTGACCAAATGATTTGGGAATTTGGAACAGATAAAAATCCTGATTGGGTTCACGTTAGCTATGAATCAACTGGCAAGCAGCGCAAGCAAATTTTAGTTGCTAAACGTGTAGGTGGTAAAACTACTTATGTACCTTACAAATGAGAAATAAACTAGCAGGCACAAAGACAGGTAAGTCTAAGAGTGCAAAGTACTATCAGGAAAACCCTGAGGCTCGTAAGAAAAAAATTGCTTACGACACTAAGTATCAGGACACACCTGCTAGAAAGAAATACCGTTCAGTTCTACAGGCTATAAACCGTGAAAATGGTACACATGGCAATGGTGACGGCAAGGACGTAGCTCATACATCTAAGACTAAAACTACAAGTCAGTCACAATCTAAGAACCGTGCTGACAAGAAACGTAAATTCTTTAAGTAATGGCAAAGCAGATTAACACTGGCATCAAGTTAGAGACCCCTAAAAAGAAAAGACCTGGCGTTCATGCGAAATCCAAGTCTTCAAAAATTAAGGGCTCTAAGCTTTATAAGAAACGAAACCGTGGTCAAGGTTAGGTAACTTGTACCTTAAAAGTAACCTTCACGTTATGAAAGGCTTCATTAATTTTCTTTAGGGCGAGTAATCCGTGTGGGCCTCGCCCTTCTTCTACTGACAGGAGAACATTTTCTTTCAATCCTATCTTCTTAGCGAATGGTTCAGCGTGTAGTTTAAAGTGCTGCACTCTAAGTATTTCTATGATCTCTCCGAGATCTTCTGACGTTAAGTCTAATTCGTATTCTGTCATAAATCTAAGTTTAGTCCATCATCACTAACTAATTGTCTAAGCTTTGTTCTAACGTAGTCAGCCATTTTAATCTCTGCGCTAGTAGCCTCTCGGTTGCCGATGTACCCGTGCTTAATTATTGCTCTGAGTTCTTGGTCAAGATCCCAAACAATAAGCCTCCATTTAAGACCATTGAGTGCATCTTGTAGTTCATCTTGCTCCTCGTGTTCGAAGTGTAGTGTTGCTTTCATATATAGTATTTTTTGTATTCATTTTTTTTAACGTCTACTTCTAATTTACGCAAGTCTCGAATGTAAGATGATGCCCACTTGGGGTGCACGCTTAACAAGTTAGCTATTGACATTAGAGGCCTTGGTCTTTCCTGTAAGAAAGGTATTAGAAGTAATATCTTTTTTTGCTTTGGTTCGTATAGCTTTTCAAATTTGTTCTGATTCATAATTAAGTGTTTTTCACCATACTTAATCGGTTTTCACCCGATTATGGATAAAATATTAGACATTTTTCACACTTCATATCTTTAGTTAAACCTTCAGATATAATAACTCCGCAGTCATGACATAGCGTTGCACCTATCCCATTATTGTACTTATGAATAGGCTTACCATACTTTCTGATTAACTTAAAAGTTAACTCCATGTCCTGCCAATTTAGCGTTAGTTCTTCACCATCTCTTACAGGATACCAGGCTATGCAATGTCCATGATTTGCATTGATCCAGTCCTCAGGCTTTACTTTGTTTCCGTTAACTGAATCAAGATATATCCATGGTATGTTTCCCTCAAGATTAATCTCGTAACCAATCTTCTTTAGCCTGTTTTTAAATTTTACTAGCTCGTTCATTTTTTAAGTTTATAGGTTTAAATTTTTGTATAATTTATAAGCCTATAAGTTTACATCCCTTTATAGGTTATGTGGCAATTTTTACCACTTATATTGAATCACTTTGCACGACACCAGGGACTCGAACCCCGACTAATGGATTTGGAATCCATTGTGCTACCAATTACACCAATGACGCATTTGCCTTTTTTCTCGGAAAGGCTAACCTATCTCCCTACGATGAGAACCTCAGGCCATTGCTAGGCAGGCTACGATCCACTCGTCAGTGGCATATTTCTTTTAGTTTTTGTTGCGAGGTACTATAACTCTCAATTAAAAGGCAGATCATCATCCTCTTCGACAACATTGTTTTTAGGCGCTGTTACCGGAGTTGTAGGCTGATGAAAATCATTATCCGCTTTTGCTTTTACGAAAGTCTTGAAGATTGTACAAGAAATCTCCTTAATCTCTTTCTTCTCACCATCCTTGGTTGTCCAGGAATTAGTGTTGATGCTTCCTTCAACATAGATTTTATCACCTTTTTGAATTGAAGCTGCTCTATCAGCAAGGGCAGGGATAGCAAAGATGCAGCGATGCCACTCTGTTTTTTCTTCCCACTTATCACCCTTTTTGTAACCGTCAGACGTTGCCAATGACACCTGTACTAACTTCTTACCATTCTCGAAGCTTTTCACTTCTACTTTACCTACATTTCCCAGTAGGCACACTTTGTTTAAACTACTCATAGCTTTAATAAATTAAATAAAAAATCTTTGACTTCTTTTTGGGAGTGTAGCCAAATCACATCAGCAGTAGAGTCTTCTCTCACATAAAACTTTAGCATCTTGTATTTCAGTTTAGATGTCTCGGTGGCAAACCCTTTTGTGTCTATGTAAATCTTTTGTCCATCGTGATGGAGTACAAAATCTACAATCATAGTAATAGGTCTTATCCATTTGCCCTTGAATCTAAATCCTTCCTGCAAGAGTATTGTTCTTTGGAAGTCGAACTCTAGCCCCAAACTCTTAAATTGTTGGTAACAGAATAATTCCAGCTTGGAATCAAACTTGACACCATCTAATTCAATTTTTTTATTCCCGTACTTAGATGTTTTGGATCGGGAAATCTTCATCGTATATATTTACAACGACTTCACCGTAGATAGACTGAGGATACTTAATCTCAATCTTCTTCTTAAGATTGTTCTCAGTCTTGTTTAGAAGCCAATAAAGGAATTTATCCCAAAGGTTGAGGTGCTTCTTAAGCTTATCCTCTATCCTTTTGTTCAATAAGTCCTTTTCCTCTTTAGCGATTGCTTCCATAATCTCAGCTGCATCCTTCATCGCATCGCTCTTCTTATAGATATTAAAGTCACGCTCAAGGATAGGGCGAAGCTTAGGCTCTGAATATGTTTCAGGCTTTAGAATCTTACCATCCTTGCGGAAGATTGGCTTACCATCAGGTCCCATCTTACTCATGTTAGACTTATGAACCTCATCAAATAGCATCACCAATCGGTCAGCTAGTCCGTACTCGTGAGCGGTTCCGTAGGTAATGTAAAGAATATCACAAATAGCATCTGCGACATCTAGAATGTTGTTTGCTTCACGTAGTTCCTTTACCTCTTCTTCGAGAAGGGACTGGCGAAGTCTTGCCCTGCGCTTAGAAAGCATCTTGGGTTGATCAGGCATACTCACTTTAAAAGCTTTCTGAAAATCAAGTACTTGCAAAATTTGACGTTCCATATTTATATTTTTATCAAAGTTAATTAAATTTTTGTTTTAGTGCAAGTTGTAGTCAAAATGGTAGCATATGTTCGATAAAAACTTGATAGTATCATATGATTCTATGCTAAATATGACATCTTCAAAATTACCACGATGTATATACTCATCGTATATCTTAGTAAACAATTTTGTTGACTGCTTACTTGTGGCAATACTACCGTCATGCATTAGTATTGGTAAGTTTTTCATTTTAAATACTCGTGTATCGTATTCCTTTTTCTTACCTCTTCTAGGTATCCTAGCCTTAACTGTGAGGTCAACGCAATAAATCTTTGGTTGAGCCTTCTCTTCAAAAATATCAAACATATCAGAATATATCAAAATCATTATTAGGTTTTAATGCAGTCTGCACATAGTCATCTTCATCGTCTCTATCGTATGGATTCTTCCAAGCAGGAATGTTGGAGTCAAACGTAAGCTGTATGTCTTCCAACTCACCATCCCTATGCTTGGCAATGATTGCGTATCCATCGTCAGCCATAGGATTGTTTTCTCTTTCCTCTGGAGCCATGTAATAACCATTGCGATACAAGAACATCACGATGTCAGCATCCTGTTCTATATCTCCTGACTCCCTAAGGTCAGACAGCATAGGCTTCTTGTCATTCCTGTGCTCTACAGCACGAGACAACTGAGCCAAAGCAACAACAGGTATCTTCAATTCGTTAGCCATATCCTTCAGCTTCCTTGACACATCACCAACCTCATTGGTCCTGTTCTGAGCACCTGGACTCTGAACCTTCTGAATGTAATCTATTACCACATAATCTAATCCCTGAGAGTACTTCAGCTTGTAGACAAGGGAAAGTATGTCCGTGATGGTAAAAGAGCCTGCAACGATCTTTAAATTGGAATTAATGATACGTCTCTTGGACTTCTCGTAACGCATAATCTCACGTGTTTCAAGCTTACCACGTTTGATGTGATATCCGGGGATTCCACTATCAACAGAGATGATTCTCTTCATAACCTGAACCTCGTCCATCTCGCAGGAAATGAATAGACCTTTGTAGTTGTTGCGTATGGATGCGTGCTTCATCATACCGAGTGCGTACTGAGTTTTACCCATAGCCGGACGTGCAGCAATGATGATAAAGTTTGTAGGCTGCATACCTGAGGTGAGTACATCGAATCGTTTGTATCCTGTCTCTATACCGCTCACACCATCCTTAGTGGATGCATCAAGCATTTTCTTATCAAGTTCTTTAAGTAGAAACTCATTATCCATATCCTTACGTCTAAGCAATGATTTAAACTTATTGTCAGAGATGTGTGACTGAAGTACGTTAATGACTTCCTGAGGATCATATTCATCCTTGTTAGCCATTAGTTCTAGCTTCTTAGCAAGGTCTATGTGCTCGTGTCTTACGTTCTCGCCTATCAGAAAGTATATTGAACTTTCTAATTCATTTATACCTGTTGGCTTGTAGGATGTAATCGCTGAAATTTCTAGAACGGCTTCACGCTTATGCATGGTGTTCTTTTTCATTATAGACTGACTCAATGACACTGCATTGATAGGTTCTTGCGATAAGTATAATTCGTATGCAGCTTCAAAAATGACTTTGTTAATCGTAGTAAGGAACATATCACATGACACTTTTGACATGATGTCATGGATTGTAGAGGGGTTCATAAGCATAGAGTATAGAACTACTTGCTCTGAGCGTAGCTGCATATCATTCATATTACCCCCTTACATTAAACTTTGGCATAACAAATCCTTCTTTCTTTTTATCTTCCTTAGATACGTTTGTCCACTTGTCAATCTGCTCCAGTCTAGAGAAATACTCTACGGTGCAGTACTTATGATTATTCTCTGAGTGGAACTCGTCATCCTTAGCGTTCTCCATTGCAACTTTGATGTCATCTAAGCTGAAATGCTTAAGTATTTCCTTGTACTTGTTTACAACCTTTTTGGTCATCACACGTGAACGCTTTTGGAAAACTTCGTTAAAGATATTTAATATTTTCAGAACATCATCGCCTGATGCAACGGATGTCATTGAATCAATATCTTTCTTGGCAGCATTGAGTATTGCCGTCTTTTCTTCTGAGAACGGCCCGAATATCCTATCGAGCTCATTCTCTAAATGTTTTAGTATCATGGTAGTTAATCTAAAAAGTCCTTAATGCATTCAGTGTTTATCTCATAATCTCTAGATTTTTTACGGTGTTTTTCGTAGTGGTTAATTGTAGCATGATCACATCCTATAAGCTTAGAGAGAGAAGTCATAGTGCTGTATGCGTTCAGATACTTATTGTTTTTCTTCCACCATAGTACAACAAAATGCTTTCTATCTATAAGTTCTTGCTTCCTGCTTTTATTTCTGATGTCATATGAACTAACCACCATTTCGAGTAGCCTATCATGTACGCTAGTACCATCTATGTGTCCATTGTTTACTAACCAATCTTCCCAACTCATTTGTCGTATGTCATTATTGTTTCGCCTAGACTATCAAAAAACTTAATAATTTCTTCTACGCCTTTATCATCTACATCTTTCATGTTGATAATGTCACCGTATTGTTTCTCCATGTGTTCGATAACAACTTTAGTATGTAGATCAATAAACACCGGATAGAATGTTCCTTTGTGCTCATCCATCTTATTGATGTCATTTATTGCACTCTTCAACTTAGCATAGAATAGAATTAACGAGGTCTTAT